TTATAACACCTTTAAAGCAGTAAGCGCGGCCACTTCGGCATCGCTTAATTTATATTCTTCTAGGAAGTCCGTATTTTCACCATCGATAACCACCCGCTCTTTTACTTCCAGAGTGATAGATTTAGTCCACTTGGTATGGGCAATGGCTTTCATGGGTTTATGGGGTAATTTAAAACGAGCAAGGTGAACAATCACCCCCGCAGGCATTTTAATCGGCATGGAAAACCATACCGTGCCCTCGTTAATAACATGGCGAAACCAACCCTCAAACAAGGCGGCTTGCTCATTGTTAAATAATAAGTTTATGGTGACGGTGCCCGGCATATTCTTAAAACGCCTGCGCACACGCATCTCGCCACTGTCCAAAGCGCTTTGCAGTAAGTTATTGCTTGGGGTGTAGCTATAACCCTTTAAAAGAGGAAAACCCAAATTAGAAGGCCAAAAGGCGTACTCTGTAATCTCAGCCATTAGCGTCCCGCCCTTTGTAAACGATAGGTTTGCTCCATTACATCCGCAGCCGGACCGCCCTGCTGGATACTGGCCACAAATGCTTCAATCATCTGCTCTCCATTGGGGCCGGTGACTTCTTGTACTTGGCCTGCCCGGCTGGCGTCTTCGATGATGTTAACGGTGACTGCCGAGCCACCCCCAACAGACATCCCATTGGCTATATCAAAAAGCTTTTTCTGTTGTGAAACATTCAGAATCATCTCACTACTGTTCACAAACGCGGTTAATTTATCGCCGCTATAGCTAGAGCCACCGACGATGCCGCCGTCTTCAAATGCACCGGCAATGGTTTGCCCGGCCACCAATCCAATCGAGGCGTAACCCATACCACGAATGGCACCGGAAGCAATTGGACCAGCGATAGGGCCGAGCGCCAATGCCTTTGTTGCCGCTTCTTCAGTACTAACAATCATGCCCGGAATCGCCGCTGCCTTTTGAATTGCAAAAGCTGCTTTATAAATACCGCTAGATTGTTTCCCCGAATCTTCTAAAGCTGATAAAAATTGCTGACTAGTTCCCTGGTATGCCGACAAAGCCGCCGCTTGGGAGGCTCTTTCAGCAGCGGCTCTTTTTTTGGCCTCATCACTTTGATGAGCGGTTTTTTTAGCTTCACTGGCAGCGTGACGCTCTTCAATTTTTAATAAGTCAGCATCAAGCTGCTCGTAGGCCATATCGCTATAAGACTGTTTAAGCTCGGCCATGGATTCAAAGCCACGAGCTTCAATTTCTTGCTGGCTAACTTGCCAACCTTTAATGCGATCGAGGTTTTTTTGTAGGTTTAATTGGGCTTTTTCACCTTCATTGGCGAATTGCATGTCCATAGCAGCAACGGCAGCGGCACCATGGGCGAAAATACGCTCTAATTTTTTGGCATCGGCCGCGGCTTTTACGGCTACTAACTCTTTTTCACGGGCGGCATTGTGGGCGTCTGCGGCTTTACCGGCCGCCTGCTCTTCGAGAATTTGTTCTTTACGACGAGCTTGAATTTCTCGCATTTCTTTAGTGGTTGCATCGAGGGCACGAGACACATTTAAAAATTCAGAATTAGACCCCACCAGTATTGAAAACAGACCTGTGTGCTCACCTCTTCCAAGGGTTGTAAGCTCCTTCCTTAATTCAAGGCGCTTTGCAGCAAGCTCTTGCATTCGACTGTCATCATCAGGCCAAAAATCTTTATTAACCTGAGCCAACCCATCACTTAACGTACTGAAAAATGCACTCGCAGCATTGGCTGCACCTGTGCTATCGGCCACATTGATTTTCATGGCCTGCCAATGCTGGCTCATGGAATCTATCGCACCAACTACGGTGCCATCACCTTCAGCCGCACCCGTGCCACCAATTTGATTTTTAAGGGTTTCTAAAATGTAAGTCTGGGCATCAACCACACGCCCGCCATTTTCCATGTCGCGGATCATGTCGCGCTGAGCCTGGGTAAACGACACCCCGGCTTTTTTCAACGCACTTATGCCCTGAGTAGGACTTTCTAATGCCTTACCCAGTTGCAATGCGGCCGATTTAGAATCGGTACCCATTACCGCCGCCATGTCTTGCGATAACTCTATAGCGGTACTAAATGCGTCTTTTGAAATTCCTTTAAACGTTAATAAAACGTTTTGTGTGTCTTTAATACCCTCGACACTGGCTAACGTATTGAGTGCTACGGCCTTGGCCATGATGTCTAGCTGGCGAGCGGTAAAGCCCGATGCATGGCCGGTGGCTTTTAGTAACGCACTGGTTTTTTGATTACGCAGATTAAACTGGTCGTATTCTTTTATGGCGCTTACCATAAATAAGGTAACACCACTTACGGCCAATCCTAGCCCCACCATAATGGGATTGATATTGGTGATCATAGTGGCCAGCGCACCTAATCGGCCCGATACACCGCCTAACGGACCTTGAAACGCTGCAACGTGACTAGAAGCGTTGCGTACCCCAGTGGCTAACTTACTTACCCCACCATTGGCATCATTTGCTGCTTTGTTTAAACGCCCCATGTCGCGCACAGAGTTCTTTGCTGCTAACTCTAGCTTCTTGTTATCACCATCAATGACGATGGTATAGCGGTCTAATTTGCCAGCCATAAAGTTCACTACAATTGAGGGTTAAAATCAGAGGGTTTTAAAGCCGTTTTCATACGGCCCGTGCTGTTATAAGTGGCCGCGCAAAGCTGACCATTTCTAAAGCTGTCTATTGCTGGCCCCCACGGATGGGCGCGATAATACAGGTACCACTGATCAAGCTGGGCGCATGATATTTTTCGTAACATGGCCAGCACATCTACCAAACCCAGCTGTAACGCTAGGGTATTTTCAAACCCTATTGGCGCACAGCTGGATTCAACTTTTTTTCGCTATCAAGGTAATCCCAATCGTCTTCACCTTGGTCCGCTTCAGTAAGCGTTTCAAACGTTTCATCCTGTTCTTTTATGTCAAACGGGATATTGCTTAACGTTACACAGCGTTTAAATAGCTCGGCTATCGTTTCAATAGATAGGCGTTTCACCCAAAACAAAACCCATTTATTAGGATAAATAAGCCGCCGTAAATGCAGGGCAATGAGGTCGGCACTCACGGCTAAATCGTCCCGTATTAGCTCGTAACCGTCGGAAGAGTTTAAGCCAGCGCAACGTCTCATATACTCCACCCGTTGCTGAGCGGTTAATTCAACCAGCTCAAACGAGCGCCCCGAAATGTTCACACATTCGCTTTTAAAATCCGACCACCGGGTAATGAGGCGCATGGCCAAATGGGCCAGAAACCAGCCCAAGACCAAACCACCCAGGGCAAGAATTATGATTAATTGCCAACTCATAAGCTCCCCCTTAAGGTGCTGCAAACGGTACAGGAGCACCCTTGCGCTTCGCTGAATAGCTACGCATCAGCTCTTCATCAGTAGGCTCACCCATACCACGTTTTGTGACCGTGGCCTGATACGTTTCACCGCTGCCATCTTTCCACTGAACTTTAAAATCAAGTGTTTTGGCTAGGTTGCCCTCCACCAGCACTTGACCTAAATCAGCAGGAAAATATTCAACTGAAAACGCGACTTCACCCGGATCAATTTGGCCCGGAGTGTGATCTATATAATCATCATCGGCATCGATGTAGGTACTCTCACTGGTGGCCACGCTTTCTTCACCTGGCGAATAGGTTTTTACCTTGCTGATTCGAACCCAAGACAAATCATCTTCAGTAGTTAATTTTGCAAAAAGTTTTAGTCCACGGCCTTTCATAACAGTCCCCTGTTGTTTTGATTAAATAAAATCGGTTAGTGTTTTTAGTTTGAGAAACTAACGTTGAAGCGAAAATAAATACCGGCAGTTGCGCCATCAATAGGCGGAATGTACTGCCAACCCGCTCGGGTAATATCGCCATTAAATGGCAACTCTAATATTTGTGGCCGAATGGTGCCGGCCTGGGCATCGAGAATACTTTGATTAATCCGGCCCTCTTCATTGAAATAGCCCACCGTCAACTGGGCATCAGATCGATAAGTTTCACCGTCCAGGTCTTCACCTGCACTATCCTCTTCACCATCCCCCAGGAACACCGTGAGAAATTCCTCAATATTGTCATCATCACCATTATCAAGATTGGTAATCTCTGCGGTATAAACTGGTGCACCGCCATAAGCATCAATTAGCGCGTCACGAACAGCTGTGCGCAAATCACTTAAAATTTGTAGGTCCATTTAGTACCTTTTGAATCTGTTATGTTCGCTGGGCTCGGCGCTTGATCTCATGTTCATAGAGTCGCGCAAAGTCTGATTTAAATACCCGGCCAATGACCTTGGGAGTAATTTCATCAACGTGTTTTGCAATGGGAATTGTCAACACTTTAAGCGGATACTGCCCCTGCCCCTTGCGCTGAAGTACCTGATTTTTTTTCAAGACCCCTTTGCCATAGCCTTTTGAGCCATCTGCTATAAACGCCCCCGAACGGAAGTGCTTGCCTGCCCGCACCCCTTTTTTCACTTGACGGGCATTCATTGAAATTAGTGGGATAGCCCGCCTATAAACATGGAACTTGGCCTTTTTGGTACCTTTGGCCCTATCGATATAAACACGTTTACGCACCACCCCAACCTTGACGTTTACGGATACCGCTACGGCCCGAACCACTCTGGTTTTTGCTTTGGCCAACGTTTTATTGGTGGCGGTTACTTGCGCCGCCGGCACATCTTTATTAATGAATTTATTTAAACGCCGTTCAACTGATTTAAGCTGGCTTTGGTTTGACATGGAGCCACCTATGGGAGTTTTTTCTTGCTGGCTTCAAAAATTACCGTATCCCCTTCACGAGACACGAGATCACCCACTATGTATTTTGCCACCTGGGTTTTGCTGGCATTCAATACCATCAGGGTATCGTCTTTTTTCACACGGTCAGTCACCATCACAGTTACCTCCCAACTGTGTTTTATATAAGCCTCACCAATGAAACGATCGATGCCTGCTTCAATCATGCAGGCTATTTCTGTTTCACCACCAGCTACCCGCTTTAACAACGCAGTAACGCCAAAATCAGTAAAAAAAACATTCTCTAGATCTGACGCCATATCATTGGCAAGGCTCATATTTATTTACCGTCTAACTCATCTTCAAGGCTGTCTTCGGGCTTGGGCAAGTCAAAGTTTTTCTTGCCATCCACAGCTTCGGCCTTGCCGTTGGCAATGAGTTCACGGGCCAAGCCCAGGGGTGCTTCAACGATCACTTCTTTTTTATCTTTACCCTGCACAGCTGGCACCATTGCACCTGCGTACATGAAACCACGAACTACTTTAACTACTGCGGTTTTAGACTGTTTTTTTGTCGCCATGATTGGCTCCTATTTACGATAATGACTGGATTATTACAGGCAATAAAAAGGCGGCCTAAGCCGCCTTTTTAGCCATTTGTTAACCGATTGGCAGCAACTACTGGCCTAGGCTGAAAGCACCTGCATGGCGTACCATGGTGTCGGCATCCTGGAAGATACGTAATACAGAACCACCAGATTTTGCCTTGGTGGATTTATCAACGGTTAGATCAACCGCACCCCATAGGCCAATCATGGCCTGACTGAAATCACCAAACAGAATCTTGGCGGCGGTCATTTGCGTGGTAGACGCGGTGCGCATGCCATCAATTTCACCATTAGCCAAAATAAAGTCTGATGTGCCTGCCGCTTTCACAGTGGTTCGCAACTTGGTCTTCATGCTAGGGCGCATTAAGTAAGCTGGATTGCCACGTAAGGCATTGGCTTCATCCACATCGGTTTCAAGGCCCAATACTTCGGCAAACGTTGGGGCACCCGGAGTACCAAATGCCTGAGCACCAATGCCTGATGTAGCCAATATTGTTGCTAGCACATCATTATCTAGCGCCTCAGCTAGTCCTAGCAGCAAGTCGGTGCGCACCATGCTTTCAATCTCACCCGAGGTTTGCACCATCAAGCGACGGGTAATGGGCACAGCACCAGCTACGGTACGAGGGGTCATGCTCACCAAACCAAAATCCAAGTCGCTGTCTGTGACATCGGCGTCCTCATTCACCCAATAAAAGGTAGAGGTACCGGTTTGTTTAGGTGCATCAAAATTACCCACTAGACCGGTTAAGGTGCGCACACCCAACTGGCCCATCATGGATACTTGACGCAGGGCTTGAATAAAGTGTTCGGTATGCAATTCGTTAGCAACCAGGTTGCCGCCCAAACCTGCGGTACCTACTTCTTGCTGACGAATACCGGCACCCAGTACATCATAAGGAACCAATATACCGCGCACTTCGGTATCGCGTTTTTCGGCAATGGCGCGGGACACCTCAGCTTCAAACGGTGCGTATTTTTCAAGATTGCCGGTAGACAATGCACGCACTACGTTTAACACGCTGTATTCACTGCGTTGCTTTTCGGTTAAGCCCACGTCCACCATGGTGGTTTGTGCATCGGGTGAAGCTGCACGCTCTTTATGTGCGTCAAGCAATTTGGTTTTAAACTGATCAACCGTATCGCCTGTTGCGATTGAACGCATGCCCATATCAGTTGCACCATATTGCTCAGCAATTTGGGCAATTTCGCGGGACGCATCTACAGGGACAGACTCTTCAACCACCACTGCTGCACGGGCGGCTGCCACGGGCGCAGGCTTAGGTGCTGCGGGGGTATCAGAGCGCTGGCCCTGGTCTAAATCGTTCTCTAGCTCTTTTGGGTCCATTTCTGGCGCTCCTCTAAGGTTTACGGGTAGGTAGGTTTGTTTTTCCTGACTACGCCCAACCCCAACAGTGGGGTCAAACGCAATAGAAACTGATGATATTTCCATGGGCTCCCAGTCGGTAACACGGTAATACTCCATGTCGCCTACTTTCTTTTCTAAAACAGCCTCATGTATGGCGTACCGCACGCTGACTTGGGTGCGAATTTTGTCTTTAATGTCGGTCCAAAGTTCTTCACCTTTGGGATTTTGGCTTAGGCGCACAGTACAAAAACCGCGCTTGCCATCTATCCAGGCTTTTTCTACTACACCCCGCTGATCCCAGCGGTCATGATCCATTAAGAAAGCACCGCCGCTATTAATGCGATCTAGCCGCACCGATGTGGGCTTGTGATCCAGTATCTCTATACCCCACCAGCGCTCACCTTCGAATTCTGAGCTGAAGCTGAAAGTAGCCGTGCGGTTTTCTACGTCTACCGATTCAATTTCGGCGCGCATTTCCTGTGGCTCTAAGCCCTTGTTGTCACGCAGGTGTTGCTGAAATTTATTAAGCGCTTTGGCCATGGCCTGCTCCTTTATTAGATAGTTTTATTGCTCGTTTTTGGGTGACTTAGGCGCCTGTACTTTTGGTGCACTCTTGGGCATAAGCATGTGGATTTTGTCCATGTGTGGCTGCATTAATGTGCCAAACTCTTCCCAGCCTGCCGCCACGTCTTCAGGATCTATGCCCTTTTCACGCATGACATGCATGGGGCTTGTGGTTAAATTGGCCATGGCCTCGCCTGATGCTTTTTCGTCTTTAAGCGGGTCCACCCACATCCAACGGCGGCCGTGCAATTTGTGCTTTGAAAGTCGGTGCAAGTCGCTGGCTTTTAATCCACCCAAGGTATTCTTAAGCAGTGCGCTTCTTACAAAGCGCTTATGAACCGGGGTGCCTTGCTGTTCGATTAACCAGCGTTGCTTGCGCTTCCAGGCATCACGATCTTCCAAAATAGCTTGGCGTAAACTTGAAAAACTCACCCCTTCGTAGTCATTACCCAATACGTTGTAATTCACGTCCAGGCCAGACGAGCTGCCGCGTAATGCATTCTTTTGGAAGTCACCACCTTGAGGGCCGCTAAAGTTTGTTTGATTTACGCGGTAGCCTTCGGGTACCACTGACATTTGCCCGGCTTCTAGCTCTTGTAAGAAGTCGCCCTCTTCATCAAATTCATCAGATACTTCTTGCTCAGGGTCACGCTCGTAAAACGCCATGTTGGCGGCAGATATGCGGGCCGCTGTTAGTTGCGAATCGCGCATGCCGTTAATCTGGTACATCTCAAGTAACGAGGCATGAGCCCAAGGCACCCCACGATTTTGGCCTGGTCGCCAGACCGGATAGAGCAAGTCCATTTCATCCGCACTTACACGAACATAACGGCGACCACCCGCAGCCCAGGTATCGTCACCTGGATGACTGGTTAATAAATGAAAGGCCACACGGCGATTAAACTTGTTTAGCTCCACCCCCATGACAATGCGATTGCCATTGCGCAGTGTTTGATTAAGGGTGATATCTAAAACATCGGCTTCAATCAATTCAATTGAAAACCCGTATTTATTGGATTTATCTGTGTGGTAACGCACCAGCATGTCACCGTCTTGAGCGCATGTTTTGGCGGTTAATTCTTGTGCACCAATCCATGACATACGGCCACCAATTTCGGCGCTGCCCAACTCGGCCCATTCAGCAAATTCGTTTTCGATTATCTTGTTAGCTTCGCGGTCAGTATCCCCGTTGGCTTTTTTAACCATGGCTTGCAGACGCAGGCCGTTCTCACCTACTACATGGGTTTGCACCATGGAAAAATATCGCTTGATGTAACCGATATCATCACCGGCATTGCGGCTGGCTTCACGTAGCTTTACCAGGTCACGACGCAGGTTGGAATCGACACTGAGCGAACCACCTACAAAACGCTCTACCGAACTATTGTGCTGTTTGGCGGCAGCGTAGCGTTTATGATCCAGGCTGTTTGCGTGCGGCGCAGAGCGCTTTTCTTGTGGCGCTGACTGTGCAGCCCGGCCATCTAACATCAATTCATAACTGTTCATTAGCGCATCCTAAACAGGGCACGGCGCGCTGGCTTTTTACCGGCATCACGGCGCTTTTCTTTGGCAACCAGGTTGCGATATTTACGAGCAAGGCTATCTAACTGTTCAATAGGTATGCGGTTTAAGCTTTTACCATTGACGGTGTAGCTTTCGTGATCACTGACGATGCGACCTTCTAACCGGCTTTCAATCAAAGCCAGCATCTTTTCTGCATGAGTGCGGTGATCTACCGTCGTTTGATCCACCGGATTTTCTAAAACGGTAGTAAAGCCTGTGGCCACCACCACGGCTTCCATGTCTTTTTTACGCTGAAGCGTCCATTGATATTTACCTGTTAACCAATCGGTAGTGGTGGCGCTGGCAACTTCAATATTTACCACGCCAGCATCGGCGGCGGCGGACAAAGTAATTTGCTGGGGCCCAGTGAAAATATACTGGTACATCCATAAGCCATGGGCGTACTCGTCATCGCGGCACCAACTTAGGCTGGTACCGGAAACGATGGTGTAAGGTTCCATTTATGCTCCAGAGAAACTATTGCTGCGACTGCGTTTGCTGCGCACTTTGCGTTTAGACTTTTTAGGCTCTTCAGCTTCTACTGTGGCCACTTGCTCAGGCTGTGCGAATAAATCAACTTGCGTTAATTTGTGCTCAATGGCTTCCCACTGACTAGGCTTCAATAGATGTATACGCTTGGCCCGAGCTGCATGCAGTGCATACACTTCGCAATCCCATGCTTCTATGGCGCGCCCGGCTTTTTGCTGCCAAATTTTACGATTACGAATGGTGCGATGCGGGGCCTTTACTTCACCGGTTATCTGGTCAAAGTAATCTGCGCGTACGGTTTCATATACATGGTGCCGCCCTGCCCCAATGCCCTCTAACTTCATATGCGAAGCCAGCCAGTCTTTGGCTTTATTAGTGCCTACTATGAATACTCTTAAACCGTGTTTGTCGGCCTTAGTACGTTTTTTAGGATTCTTGTGATCAATGGGTTTATTGCTAGGAGTGGCGAATATCTCCGGGTCTTGCTGCGCACTGGACCCCTTAATGGCCATGACCAATACTTGCTTGTGTGATTTCTGCCGGGTTCTTGCCCAGTGATACACTGCATCGTTGGTGTTGCCATCGGATGAATCTATGCTGATTGCGCTGGCGTAGATGCGTGAACCCAGTTCATGAGGGATGCCAGCAAACACCAGATCATCTAGCTCAGACCAGACAGGATCGTTTTTATCCGAGGTGCCTACCGAGGCTGAAATTTCACCCCAGTAAAGCAGCCAACTTTCTTCACCACGACCCCATGCCCGAATGATTATGGCGATGCGGTCGTGCTGGATATCTATGCCTATGGTGATAACCAAACCACCACGAGGGCAAATTAACTCTGGGTAGTCGCTGGCTTTTTCACGTAGGGTTTCGGCATCTGCGTGATCGTCTTTAAATGCGTAGGGCCTGCCCAATTTTGAGTTTACAAATACTATGCGGTCAGTTTCATCACCCATTGAAGCCTTGTGCTCGGCCTTTAGGTAGTCCCGAACCAGCTCAATAATACCGGCACCAGGCAAACAGCTATAAAGCTCAGACAGCTCCATAAAACCTGCCACACCGTGAAATTCTGCGGTGGCTACCCAACCACAGTTTTCATCACCATTTTCCATGGCGGCATACACGGTGTTGCGTATATTGGTTTTTCGTTGGTAATCACCCCAGGGCGTGCCGCAACATGGGCACACATAAACAGCTGTATCTGGTAGAGCGGTGCCAAAGACTTCATGTTCGGTGCCGTCATCGGTGTTTAACCAGCTGACATTTTCCCAATCTAAAACATGGGTTTCATTGCACTCATGGCATTCAACGGGTAACACCCGTTGATCACTGGTTTTAATGTGCTCTTGTACTTTGCTTAAACCATCAACCGATGGCGTACCGCCCAGCACACGCTTGGCACCGGCTTTACGTTTGGTGCGCTCCCATAATAGGGTAATGGCGCTGCCTTGCTCGGCTAGGTTACCCGCTGCATCATCAGGCTCTTCTACAATTACAATTTTTGCTGGCGTTGATTTAACCGAGCTGATTGAGCCCGAGGTTACAAATTTTAAGAAGCCATTAGTAAATTTTTTAAACAGCGAACGGTTATCTTTGCTGCGAGATTTGGTTACATCTATTTTTCTATTGAGTGCCGGGGTTGCCAGTACTGATGGTTCGAATTTTTCGTCGTTAAATTCACGGGCCGAGTCGGTCTTGGGAAACATGACCACAATAGCGCAGGCCATGGTGTCGATTATTTTGCCCAGGTACGCCACAAGTGCGAACGTCCAACCCACTTGCGCGGCTTTCATGGTGACCACTTCAGTCACATCAGGATTATCTAGTGCGGCAAAAATGCCATACACATATGGAACGTAAGATAAATCGTATGGGCCGGGCTTGTCTGCACCTTCAGCAGGCAGCCTGAAATATTCTTCAGACCACTGAGCTGTTGGCATCGGCGGCGTTGGTACCAGCGCGTTCGCCCACACCACAGAAACGCTCAGCAAGTTCTGATCCAGCACTTGCAATGTGTCCAAGGGCAGTTCTGAGCGGGGCGGTAACATCATCGCTATCTAACTCTATTCGGTATTTTTCACTAATGGATTCAGTGATGGTTTCACCGGCTCCCATCACAAAACCCTGAATCCCGGTGGCGCTTTCAATTATCCAGTTAAGTGCAGATTCTCTATCAACTAATTCTTTGGATGCGGTCAATCTACGCTGGCGTTTCTCGGCAATGTTTTCTTGCGTCTCTTCAATGCGCACCGCCGTTAACGTGGCTTGCTGATCACCGCCCCGCCCTGCCGCTTCTTGGCGTAGCCGTTCACAATAATCGGACAGCCATTCCAAATAGGTTTGGCCGCTTGTTAAAAAACCACGCTCAACATGCTTATTAATCGCTTGCCGACTGGTACCTACCATACGAGCAAACCCTGCTTGGGAAGCAACGTCGGATAACTGAATATCACTCAAGTGTGTCAACCCCCCTGCAAATAATCTCTGTAGCCAAAACTCGCGAGTCCCTTACCCGTAGGGCTCAGATGGCCGGAAGTACCTTAGACACGAATGTCTATGCCGCCCTTCATAAATTCCATGCCCTCGACACTCATCTTGCTGCGTAGTAAAGCAGGCCAAGTAGAAGGCTTATTGGTTAGCATTTGTTTCCAGCTCAACACATTAGGCTGATTGCGAGATGAGTTCATTGCTAGGGTTTGCACCACTTTGTTAATCCCTATCATGATCGCATTATCTATTGGGTTATCTGTACGATTCGCCAGCCAACCAATGACAGGCATGGCAACCGTGGTTGCTCCCATCACTAACGTGTAATGAGGGTTAGCCTGTACTGCTGCCACCAACACAGACTCCAGGTAAGCGGTTAATGATCCATTGAACATGGCCTCAATAGCCACAGCTGAGCTTATCTCTACTGCACAGCCTGCCATCAAGAGCATGGCTATTAATACGAATGCGATTTTCATATGGCTTCCTATGGGTTAAACGTTTGGATGGTGCCGTCTGGGTTGCGCACATCAAAGTGCAGCCAACTGGTGCCCATCTCAATAGCGCTTAGGTATGGGAACTCACCAGGGTTATCTAATATAAATTCTCGTACTGCCTGTGCCGTGGTATCACGGAACACACAATCAAACGCACGACCAAACCGATGCTGGCTATAAGCCGCGCCTATCTGGCAATCAGGCTC